CGAAACGCTGAAGACGGACCAGACGATGAGTATAATGAGATTGATGCAGATGAGTATCCTTCCTTCTTCAAGGAAATTGCATCGGAAGTCCATCGTATCCTGAAAGATAATAGCTTTGCGATCTTTTGGTACGGCGAGCAGTGGCATCAATTCGTATTTGATACATTGATTGAGGTAGGCTTCAAAGTTAATCCAATTCCGGCAATATGGTATAAGGGAACTGTGGGCCAAACGGCGCAGCCCGATATTGCGCTGGCTAGTTGTTACGAGCCATTTTTTCTGGCGCGCAAGGGCGTGCCCCGAATGGCCGTGTCAGGAAGAAGCAATGTCTTCCATTTTTCACCGCTTGCTCCGAGCAAAAAGATTCACCGAACAGAACGCCCGGTTGAACTTATTGAGGAAGTTCTCCGAACGATCTTATTCCCTGGATCGACGTGTCTTGTACCCTTTCTCGGATCGGGTGCAACTCTCCGAGCTGCTTACAAACTTGGACACACAGGATTTGGATGGGACCTATCAGCTAAAAATAAATCTCGGTTCCTTCGAAAGGTATCTGAAGAGTTTGGAGAACAAGAGCAATGATTGAACCCGTACTCATTTGGGTCCTGCTTCCCTTCTGTATCGGTCATATCGGGCGATCGGATATTTAAGTATGACGACACCATATGAAGATGGCGATCCCAATAGCAAGTTGTTGATCCTGGGCCAAGCTCCCAGCTATGCCGAGGTGCGGCTGAAGAAGCCCCTCGTTGGTCCATCCGGTCAGGTGCTTAAAGAATGCATGAATACGGCTGGGATAGTTCGTAACGATTGCTATATCTTGAACATATGGGAAGAGCCAGTTCACACTGATCCCTCTGGCATAATCCGTGAGTATAAGGGAGGACCAATACTCTGGGGAACAGGCAAGAATGGCGGTATCACGCAGCGTGGCCGCGAGCTAGCGCAGTCGACGTTAGAGCGAATAAGAAACAGTGGCGCGAACTGCATCTTAGCACTTGGCCAACAGAGCCTAGAGCTATGTACAGGTATTTCAAGCAAGATAATGAAGTGGCGCGGCTCGATCCTGCAAGGACTAGAGTCTGTTGGTTCGAAGAAGGTGGTCGCTACTGTCCATCCTGCTGCCACTATCCACGGTGTCTACTTGTGGCGATACCTTATCATCAATGATATGAGGAGAGCCGCTGAAGAGCGGCAGAATAAATTCCTTGATTTGCCAAAACGCACTATCCACATCCGCCCCTCATTGGCGCAAGTACTATCTTATATACGCCATTGTAAGGAAGCAGGACAGTTCGCTACTGACTTGGAAGTTGTCAATCATCAAATCTCGTGTTTTTCGCTGGCTACCTCGCCCGATGAAGCGCTGGTTGTTCCTTTCACTTGCGAAGGCGGTGATTACTGGAGCGAAAGCGATGAGATGCTAATATGGCGCGCTTACTCAGAGTTGATGCACGACGAGGCGGTTACGAAGATTAATCAGAACCTGATAGGCTTCGACATCGTATTTCTGATGAACCGCATGAAGATCCATGCGCGCGGTCCCATGTTGGACACCATGATAGGCTGGAGTGTGCTTTATCCTGAGTTCAATAAGGGCCTCGATTTGATCAGCTCCATCTTGACCCGTGAGCCATACTGGAAAGATGAGGGCAAGATGTGGAAAGATGAGGGGGGTGATTTTCCACAGTTCTGGAATTACAATGGGAAGGATAGCGCTGTAGCCTACGAAGACTGGATCGCTATCGCGAAGGAATTAGATGAAAACGACATGTGGGAGACATATTGGAAACACGCGAGGCTGGCCCAGCCAATATTGTTTATGTCGATGTACGGCGTGCAAATCGACAAGGAGGCTCTTGAGAAGACTAAGGTGGAGATCAAAGAGAGGCTTGGGGAACTCGAGTCAAAGCTTAGAGAGGTGGCTGATTATGAGTTTAATCCTGGATCGACGCAACAATGCGCAAAGTATTTCTACGATCATAAGGGCCTTAAACCTTATAAGAACAAAACTGGAGGAATAACGACAGATGATAAAGCGATGTCGCGAATTTATCGCCGCACTAATTGGCCGGAAGCCAAGCTGGTGCAAGAAATCAGAGGGCTGCGTAAACTCGAAGGTACATATCTCGAGGTCGCCTATGATGCTGACGGGCGATTGCGTTGCAGCTGGAACCCACGAGGCACAAAGTTTGGAAGGCTTTCGTCTGGTCAAACGATACTAGGAACGGGGATGAATATGCAGAATATCGATCCACGTTTCAAGGGCTTCATCGTAGCGGATAGGGACTGACATGGCTTTTGATTGGAACAAGCTTCAGGATTTGCAGGCAAGGGTAGCGGATGCAGAAGACATCGGCTCGGTGAAGGGGCTGTTGGACGAAGCCGTAACCATGCTATATGAACTTCGCAATATCGATTGGAACTATACGAAGGAGGAAAAGCTGCTACGCAAGGTAGCTGCTGAACTCGATCGCGCCACCATGAAGTTCGGCGACTTCAAAAACGCGCACGAAGGTTACGCCGTCATGATGGGGGAAGTGGACGAGCTCTGGGACGCCGTGAAGATGAGGTACGGCGCAGACAGAGACATTGCAATACATGAGGAAGCTGTTCAGGTAGCCGCCATGGCCGTAAGGATACTGCGCGATGTATGCAAGATGGTCATCTGAATTAGGTCTGTACACTGTTGAGTGGAATGGCCTTCATGCTGACAGCATCGACGATAGGGTTTTGATCGTTGTGGCGCACGCCCTGCGCTCCGTCTATGATAGGGTCACATTGAGCTACAGCCGTGACAAGACAATTGCGACCCTAATTGCCTACGACTGCGTGAATAGAGTCGCGGCGCATCTAGATCTAAGAATGGAGAAGGAATATGAGCTGGAGAGTAGCAAGCAGCCTGCTGACTCTACGCAATCAAATCGACAAGGCTTATCCTAAGAGGTCGACGGTATCTGATGGAACGATCGGCGACGCAGCGCACGCCACACGTAAGAGTGATCATAATCCATGGCTCAAGGATAGCAAGGAAGAGCCGGTTGTAACGGCTATGGACATTACACACGATCCGCGCATGGGCGTCGACTGTGAGGTAATAGCAGATGCCATTGTCCGCAGCCAGGACCCACGGGTCAAGTATATTATCTGGAATAAACATATTATTAAGCCCCCAAGATGGGAGTGGGCGCCATACACTGGCGCCAATCCACACACTCTGCATATGCATGTCTCAGTCTCGACCGATGAGAAGCTGTATGACAGCAAGGTTGCGTGGAAGATCGGAGACAGTGAGCCCGATCGATCCATGGAAAAGGTCATAGGCAAAACTGTGCTGATACGCGGCGCGGCCAATCCGCCCGGCGAGGTACGACGCGCCAAAACGGCGCTGATCGATACGCTGAATGATGAGCGCGGCTTCGGACCGTTGATGGAGGCGTTGACGAAAGCCTTTCAACGAGAAGCCGGTCTTATGGACGATGGCAAGATCGGCGGCTATACATGGGAGAAGTTACTTGGCTGAGGATGAAGCCCCGCAGGTAAAGCTAAAGCTTAGAAGCTGCGGCGACATTGAGAAGATCATTGACGCTGCCGCGGAGTTCTTTGTAACTCCCGACGGTAAGCCCGTGGACGCCTTACTCGTCAATGCGTATATCATGGGCGCGGCGCAAATTCAGGCCGCGCGGATGATAGTGGAGAGCAACAACGCTCTCGCATTTGCACTAAATCACATGGCGCAGGCCATAGGGAAATCTGATGTTCCTGGAGTTTGACCTAGCAGGAGCCGAGTGGGTCGTCGTAGCGTATCTATGCGGCGACCCACGCATGTTGGAGGTGGCCGAGAGTGGGGAGTCCCCACATGTGGCCACCGGCCATCTCATTAGTCGTGCGCCCAAGGAGCTGATCCTAAAAGAGCACAAGGTACTAGGAAGTGCGACCGACCCCGATCTGATTGCTGAACTGCGCCAGAAGGAGCTGCCGGAGCTCTTTGATGGCGATTTTTTCCTGCCGCGCTCGATGACAATTCGCCAAGCAGGCAAGAAGTCAAATCATGGTCTGAACTATGATATGCGCTACAAGCGATTTGCGCTCGAAAATGAGATGATGGAGAATGACGCCGAGCCAATT